AGCAAATGAATAAGCAGCATCATTTATTTCTTTCAACACAATAGCCTCAGCTGATTTCTTTGTGTAATATTGAATTTTATCGAATGGTAACGCATGCATATTGATATTACGCATCTTGTAGTTTTGAGAGTCGTAATAATCCAATGACACATCGTAAGTAGTTTCAGCTGGCTCTACGCTGTCAATATCCGCAGTTCTATTTTTATACACTACTGGAGCAGCACCGGCTTCGGGGAATCGTAATGTTTGACCATCGACAACAAACGAGCTTAAATCTTGAGCCTCGTTAAGCCATGTATCAATTTTTACATATTCTTCTTGCAAAGAGCGCATAAATACGATTTGCTGGGTGGATAACACAACCGGTCCTGTAGCCAATACAGTCCCGACAATTTGTGGAGCATAAGCCGCTCCAAATGCAGTAACTACTCCAATAAGTAGCAAACACAATACGCTTAAAATCTTTTTCATCTTTCTTTCCTTGTTTTTTATTAAACTAATACCTATTTAAAATACTTCGCAACATGTTTCGCAGGCTTCGCAAGACGTTTACTCCTCCACGGTGGTGGAAATGCCCAACTTCTGACTTTCTGACAAGAAACTCGCCTCTAATTTCTTGTATCGTTCTGGATCATCTTTTTTCATGGCCGACAATGCTTCATGATCTTTTTTGTAATAGTCCAGATAAGTCCATTTGGCACGTTCGTCAGTTTCCTTTTCTTTTCCATCACCCATACCTAGCACGAAAGTGTTCAAACCATCAGCTCCCTTCAAGAGCTCAAGCTGTTTTTTTGTACCATCGTAATCCAACATAGCTCCGGCACGGTAAATACCTTTTTGCGGTTCGGTGATAGCACCACGGTTAAAATGCAAAGCAACCAATGCATCCGCTTTCGCTTCAGCAGTTTCTGTGCTGGGTGTCTGCGCTTCCGGTTTCACACGGGCATTCAACATCTCACTGGTAGTACCATAATCGGAGAATGCCAGCTTTTTGAGTGACGGAATTTCTGTATCCTGAACTACGCCACGTTCTTTGTGTAGCAACACAAGATTGTCGGCAGCTAATTGTTTTGAGACTGCAAGCTCGGCTTGCATTTGCTCAACTGTTTTTTCTACTTTATCCATTTTTGGAGTGTTTGAGATTAAATCTAATTTATATTTGCCACCTTCCGGTGTTGATAATTTTACCGCATTTTTTTGTCCTGGAACTGTGACCAACGAAACTTCGAGTAAGTCCCATTTCAAGACTGTTCGCCTTGTTTGTCCGGAAATAATATATTTGGGGTCTTCCGACTCTTCAATTGGGATTATGTTCAGGCTGACAGCACTCATGTAGCCATCTTTATACTTCCAGTAAAGCTTCACGGCATCTTCGTCATTCCTGTCAAATTCCACAGAGCCTGTGAATAATCCGTTTTCTTTTTTTAGATCAAGCCACTTACCAACCGGAATCATATAGGTGGAATGCTGAACACAACAAACTGGATTTTTTTCAAATCCTGAAATATCACCACCTTCTACAAGCAATCTCCAACCATATCTATTAACCGATTCATCACATATAGTAAATGGAATTATCAAAGCTCCATCCGGTAATTTTCGTTCTTGTTTCGCCATTTTGGTTCTAAATTTTGAGCAAAGTAAAACCAAAAAAAAACACGAAAAAAATGCTTGATTTGTAGTAAGTCAGTTTTCAAACAACTACTGTCGAAAAATCAAACAACTATAAATCAAACATTTTAAAACCACAGAAAAAAGGAAAACCTTTGTATCTAAATCAATGATAGTTTATAATTCAAACAACTACTATCTAAAATACAACTAACTACAAATCAAACAAATGGCACAATTCACTAAAGCTGAGCGAGAAATGAAAATTGAGCAAGCCCGGCGAATGTATTGCAAAGGATTCGACTCTCAAACCATTTCCGATATCATGGGTGATGTAACTAAACGGACACTGGACGGTTGGATACGCGACTATGATTTTGACCGTAGCAAAAAGAGTCAGATCATTGCTCTATCTGAAATTAGAAACTCCATACTCGAAAGTTATGCCGATTTGCTCGACGGTAAAAAACCAAAGATCACTCCTGATCAGGCTGCGAAGTATGCTACAGCTTTTGAGAAGTTCAGCAGCAAAAAACAAGTGCTTTCATATATGCACGAAGCTTTTGAGATGCTTAGCGAAGAGTTTATGAAGGATATTCAGAAAACCGAAGGCAGGAAAGAGAAAGACAACCTATTGAACGATTTACGCGGGGTGCGTTCAAAAATGGAAAATGTATTAACCCGTCTAACAAATGAAGTATTAGGCAATGAATAAACTAACAAATATCTTTCTTAAATGGCTTTCAGAACTGAATGAGTATAGAATTGGGTATAAAATAAAACGCCTAAAACATAAGGCGGATAAGTATCGCGAAGAATCAGGATCACAAATGTTTGTGATAAAACTTGAAGGTCATATTCGTATCATCAGCAAGCGTTGGTTCAAAGAACAACGCCAACTGGGAAAGTTCCCAAAAACAATGACATCAGATGATTTAAAGAAAATATCTTTCTATTACACACGTGTATAATGACTAAAAAAGAATATAAAGACTTACTAGATCGCTTCCGTGAAAAGTCTGATTTTATACGTAAAGCTACTATCGACTCTCTTATAAAAGAGACCGCCGAGCAACAGGAGACACGTATAGAATGGCTTTTCAAGCCTGAAAACTATGGTGACATGTTCAACTATTATTTCGGGAAAGATACAACCATACCTATGGCTGATAGCGATTGTGCATGGTATCATACAGCAATTTACAAAGACCTTTATAACGAATCTTTCATAACGTTATTCAATCTTATTTTTCGTGGTGGAGCTAAATCTACTCATGCTAACATGGGGTATGCATTCGGACTAAAGCAAACTAAAAAAGCCATGTTCCAACTGGTAGTTGGAGCCAATGAAGTTCGCGCTGCTATGTTGCTTCAGGACTTACAAGTACAATTTGAATGCAACGAAAGGATAATAAAAGATTTTGGAATTCAGAAAAGCTATGGTAATTGGGCCGATGGTCAATTTGAGACAACCGACCGTTGCACGTTCATGGCGTTGGGTATTGATCAACCGTTTCGTGGATTGCGCCAAAATGGCGTAAGGCTTGAATATGTGTCGATTGATGATGTAGAGGATAAAAAGAAATCAATGAACAAATCGCTCGTACAGGAGTATGCCGACAAAGTAACCGGTGATATTCAGGGCGCATTTTCAAAGAATTCCGAACGCACTATCATCAACAACAATTATTTTACCGAAAAGGGTTTTGTGTCCACACTGGCCGAACGTAAAGGTTTTGACCTTAAAAAATTGATACCAAACAGAACCAAATCCGAAAAGAAAAGTACGCAACGCTCTACCTCGTAAACCTCACTACTGAGTATTACGATAAACTAAAGAATTCAACCGGGTGGAAACCTAGCTGGGAGGAGCGATACACTAAAGCTGATTGCCTACGTAAGGTTGAACAATACGAACATGATCAGGCAACGCTTTCGGGCGAATTCTACAACACGCCTATAAATGTGGGTAAACGTATCAAGAAAGAATGGATTCGAATGGTAAAACCAAAGCCGTTTGATGCTTATCTCGTAATTGTAGGCAACTGGGATTTTGCCTACTCAGACAAAGCCTGTTACAAAGCACTGGCTACAGTTGGAGTTCGCGACTTGCACATGACCGTTATTGATATTTATTGCCGGCAAACAGCCGATATCGAAACCGCCCTGGAATATCATTATACACAGGCTAAAAAAATACTGAGCATAAATGGTTCAACTATCTACTACTTTGATGGTAGCGTTTCTCAGGAAGTTATTTATTACCCGATACTTATTCGGGCTGCTAAGAAATATCAATCTATCAGTATTCCAATTTCGCAAAAAAGCCAAACGGATAAATATACAAAGATTGATACCACACTGGTAAGCGTACTAAGCACTGGTATTTTGGATTTCAGCGAAGAACTGGAGTTTAATCCGGATTGGGAAGAGGCCAAAGCACAAATGCTCAACTTTGAGAAAGGAGGTAGTTATCCGGTCGATTTTCCGGACTCATTGACTGATGCAATTCTCAAAGCCCAGGAATATCTGAATGGTGGTGAAGAAGAGGATAATGAGAACGATAATAAACCGATAATCGGTAAACGAGAACGCGGTGGATATTAATTACTAACAAGCTACTATTATGGCATTTCTAACTAAAGACGAACTTAAAACCGTCGGAGACTTGAATCTTATCAATATTCTTACTGATATGGATGATACGATTATTACCGACATTATCGATGAAAGTATTGATAAGATGAAAGGCTATTTAAGCCGGTATTACGACATTGATGTAATTTTCAATGCAACTGGAGCAACCCGTAAAAAAGCTATTGTAAAACGCCTGAAGGATATTGTGATCTATGAGATTTATGAACGCCGTACACGCGATACAAATGCCGTTGCAGCGCGAAGATATTCAGAAACAATAGACTGGCTAGAAAAAGCATACACAGGGGAACTGGGAGATAGAACCCTACCGGAGAAGCCAACAGAGATAACCGACACCGAAGGAACCACCGGTGAAAACAGATACGGTGGAAATACACGATACAACTCAGCTTATTAATTCATAGATATGAAAAAGCAAAAAGACTTCAATAAATTAGCATTCGCAGCAAAGCCAACGGCCAATACACAAACAACAGGGCGCAATGCTAAGAAACCACCAATAACCGACACACGCGGTTCTGATACTATGGAAATTGATTATTTCCGTCTGTATGAATCTATGTACCGGAAAGAAGTAACAGACTGGCAAAACGCCCGTATGTCACGCTATGATCCGTTTAATCCAGTAACCTACCTGATACAACAACTGTACAAAGATGCGATGTTAGATAACCACCTTCAGGGAGCTATCCAACAACGTATTTTGCGTGTTGTCAATAAAATTGCCGTATTCAAGGATGCTGAAGGTAAACAGGACGATGAGCGTTCAAAACAAATCAATAAAAAGTGGTTTCGCCATGCCATTCGTAAAGCAATGGAGTCAAAGTTCTATGAATATAGTATGTTCCTGATATCCGATTTCACTTCGGGAAGCATTCGCAAACTCATTGATATACCTCGCGAAAACATTATTCCTGAAAAAGGACTATTATTGAAAGAAGCCCATAACCCTTCGGGAATTGCTATAAGGTACGAAGATTTTTCAAACTTTCTTATTTACATTCAACTATCACCTGATAAAGGCGGTATCCTGGAACGCATCGCTCCAATGACAATTTACAAACGTCATTCATGGGCTTCGTGGGATGAGTTTGAGCAAATATTCGGTGTGCCGATCCGTATTGCAAAAACAATGATCAACACCAAAAAGCACAAAGATGAGCTTCAGGAGTGGCTTCAAATGATGGGAACGTCAAGCTATGGTATATTTGACAAACAAACTGAAATTGAAATAAAAGAGAATCAGAAAACTGATTCTTTCAATGTGTTTGACAAGAAAATTGAACGTATAAACAAAGAAATGTCCAAAGGTATTGTAGGGCAAACCATGACTATGGATGATGGTTCTAGCAAGTCACAAGCTGATGTTCACCTTCAAATGTTCCAGGATATAACCGATGCTGACATAGCTGATGTTCAGGACTGGATTAATGATGATTTCGTTCCTATTTTGCGTAATCTCGGTTTTGATATACCGGAAGGCTACACAGTGGAGCTTCAGGCTAAAAAGAACGTGAAAGCTAGTGAAAAGATTAAGGAAGACAGTGAGTTGCTTAAATATGGTTATAACCTTACAACTGAATACATCGAAAGTACTTACGGTGTAAAGCTTGACAAAGAGAACCCAAAAACCCAACCGGCTAAATCAAGTAACCAGTCGCTCAGTTTTTTCGATTAGCCCCGGACTCTAACACGGCCTTTTCCAAAGTTTCTTCCTACTTTGGAAAAGGTCTAAACCTAAGAGTACCCGGGGTAATTGACACCGATCTACTTTATTTCAACAATGATTTAGAAACACGCCAATTGGCTATTTCCGAATATCCAAGTTTGCAACTGGCAAACCGTCAAACGGATTTAAACGGTTCTATAGAGCAAATATGGCAGGGCAAAGGCAGTGAACTCATGCGCCCTATTTTCGACACGTACAACGACGATTTACATCGTGCGGTTGCATCCGATAACGAAGAGACTGCGAAGCTATTTAAAAACAATGTGAGCCGTTTAGCAGCTGCAAAGGCCAATTATACCATTCAGCAATTAGAACGCTGTAAAGCCGACATAAATGGCGTTGTACGAAGCAAAGAAGAGTATCAGAAAGCCGCTAAAGTAGTAATAGGCCGTGCAAACCGTGCCCAGGCAACTGAATACAATACCACTTCGCATCGGTGTCGTGTAGCCAAACAATGGGCGCAATTTACAAAGGAAAAACGCCTATTCCCAAACATTGAATGGTTGAGAACCCGATCAGCTTCACCGCGTGAACTTCACCTGACATACGTTGGCCGTATTTGGTCAATGGATGATTCGTTCCTGAAGGATAATTCACCGGGTTGTATTTACAACTGTAAATGCGATTGGAGAAATACCGATAAAGCAGCTACTGATAACACCGATATTACACCGGTTCCTGTTTCTCCAGGGCTCGAAGGTAATCCGTATTACACCAATGAGATTTTTACGGATAAACACCCTTACTTCAGTCGTGTAGAAAAGCATATACCTGATGTTGGAGTTCTGTATAATCCGGATGAGGTTGTTTACTTAAACAAAACTACAGCTTCAGGAGTAAAATACAAGGAACATTTCCTTTGTTTGAAAGAGCCTGAAACGGTTGAAAATGCAAAGATTGTAGAAGCATTGGTAAAAAATAAAGTGGTGAAAGAAGCTACTTTATTACCTCGTATTCACCAGTCTGAAGTTGAATTGAGAACACGTTACTATGGCAAAGCATACCAGTCAATACATAGAACAAAATGCCCTGATTGCATGGGTGATGGTAGTTTACTTGAATTTAAGTCGACTGATGCGAACCATTTGAGCAAAAATGTTTTAAAAGCCTCTCAACAGGCCGATATCGCCGTGATCAAATGTACTGATGTAGTTTCAAAATCATATTTGGAGCGTTTTGCATCATGGCAGTTTGCATTGAAAGATAGAGCAAACCTAAAAAAGATTGTAGTAATGACCGGGGAAGATGTTCACGTATTCATAAAATGAACCGTGGCGAACAAGTTATAAATAACCTATTCGCCACGGGTAGCGTCGAAGTACGCAACTCCGACTCCACAAAAGTACAATATATTTTGAATAATTGTACTCACTAACTGATATTTAATACAAAATTTATGGACGGAGACCAATTTGCAAGCCACTTACTAAACATGTCCGAAGAGGCCAGACGCTTCATTGATGACGATGCACCGGTGATAATGGGTAAGAATGCCAGGGATGTATTTACAGAGAACTTCCAGAACGAAGGTTTTATGGACACACAAAACGAATCGTGGGAAGAGGTAAAGCGCCGGCTAAATCCAAAAACAAAAGGTGCAGCTGCTACACGTAAGATTCTAACCGGTGATACGGGTGATTTGGGAATGAGTATTGAATATCTAAACGCCGCTAATGGCGAAGTTCACATGGTTTCCGACAAAGAGTACTCCAAAGCACAAAATGAAGGCACTACGAACGCCGGACGCAATCATAACGTCACTATTCCGGCTCGTAAGTTCATTGGTGATTCTGCTGAAGTGGATAAACGGAACATTGAGGCCTTTGAAAGAAAGCTGAATGATTTAGACAAACAGCCCTGAGCAGAATTGCCCAGGGCTGTTTAATTTAATATCAAAGTGGGATCCAGTGTAATACTTTAAAACTCAAATCCCAATCATTTGGTGTAAATTCAAATCCGACACAAAATAAATCATCTCCTGAACTAAACACACCTTCTTTCCATTCATTATTATTAAAATCTTCATAGGTTTGCCATTTGATTTTTTGACCATTTTTAGGAAGTGTTTTCCTATCTATTTTTATTTCTACTAGTCTCATAATTCTATTTAAAAGCTTCTACAGTTATTTCAGTTTTCTTACTCACATATACCCGTCCACTCCCTTCGCAGACTTCGCAGGTTATTCGTATCGGTTCTTGGTGCAGTAAATCATACTTCGCAAAAATATATCGAATCCCTTCACCTTCGCATTTTGTGCAGAGTTCAATATGTTTGTGGATGTATCTTTCATATTTCTCACTCATTTCACTTATAATTTATTGTTATGTACTCGTTTAATTCGTCAATATCTAAGGCTCTACAACTAATTACTGTTTTGTATTTTGTTTTGCCATTAGTGCGAGTTCTTTCTGTTATTCCTAGGGTTTCAGAACTCATTGTGAAGCTTATTCGGATTATCTTGCTATCCCTGTCATCAAATACTTTACCATAGCTTAAAACCTCCGATTCTCCAGTCTGTAGATTAATGTCTTTTATATTTCTCCAACCAATAAACTTCCAGCATATTGGTGTTTTCAAATTTTCAAAGAAGTATTCAGGAGTCATTTTAGTAGCGTAAATCAGTCCAGTGAATAAGTTTGCCTGTATAATCTGTATTGAACCACTTGAAAAAGTCATCTACTGAGTCGAACCCATCATTATATGCCAATACTTTTAATAATCCTGAAGGATACATGTTTGTATAGCGACCAATACAAACGTTATCAATATATACAGCAGCGTTTGGTGCATCTTTGTATAAATTATTCCATTTAATCTCAATTTTCTGCGTACCTATACAATCATTATTGTAGAAGTTATCAAAGGCCTTGGTTCTTACACCATGACAGTGATTTATACGCCTTCCGGCACGCCAACGATCATGTTGATCAACACGGATTGTATGTTTCTTGTGACCGTTTATTATTTTGCGGTCGAATTCCGTTGGTTTATTCCAAGGAAATAGTTTTTTGTAACCTAGTATCATGATTATTCTTTTATTAATTCAAAGTGAGTATAATCATAGAATCCACATACTTCAGGGATGGATGCCATGAAATCGCAGCCTACGCCTACAGTACCATTTACTGTTACTGTATCACCCTCTTTAAATATATGGTGATCTATAGATTTGCTTCTTGGATTATCCTTTATGCATATTGCTTTACGTGGATTATTCCTAGTATTATGAAATTGCTCTAACTTTGGGTCGCTTGATTCAAACCCGAATGGACTTGTTATTGACATGGTTTTGTATTTAAATAGTGTTTAAATGTTCCGGCCATCGCTATGGTTATCGGCTTGCAGTCACGTCGCGGTTCAGAGCAGCGTGATTGGTATTATTTATCTGTATAATATGTACTTTTCTTCGCAATAAAAGCAACTATTTTCCTTACAAAAATTCTCTACAGCTTTACGGGTTTTAAAATCTTTTGATTTTCCGTTTTTAAGCTTGATATGCTCAAGATTATCATCGACAAGCTTGAGTGGTACGAATCGCGTGTGTGTTCTGAATCGTTTCATGACATTACATTTGGGTTTCCGAAAAATGGTTTTTGATTTGGAACTGTAGCCCTGTATGGGATAATATCACTTGGACTCATTACTTTTGGTTTTCTTTCTTCACGCATTACAGCTACTAGAATGTAAAGCCTATATCTTTTTATCCATGGAGGACGCTGACCTGTACAGTCTAAATTTTCTTTTTCAATATTGATAAGGTTTCGGTTATACACTTCCATACCGAATTGTCTACTAGCCTTATATTTCATTTCATCAGCATAATCGACCCGAGTACTTCTTTCGTTAATATCAATTACCATAGTAAGCGGATAAAGATCGTATATGGCCGAATTCCACATTATATTTTCATTTACCGGATAAAGCCAGTTCTTAAGCTTATAGCGAAGCCAGTTCTTAAAACATGCTATTTGTTTATCAATCTTATTTTGAATCTGTTTTTTCATTTTTATTTATTGTTGAATTAATAACTTGGGATTAAACTTTGTCTCATTCGTTGTCCTGTTTTAGTTGCTACCGTAACACTCAAGGCATTTTGCTCACTTACCAGTTCTTGAAATTTAGGGTCAGTAAACGGCATTTCTAACAGAATTTCATCTATCTCAAAAATTCGTTGGCGGGCATTTGCAAGCTTATCATTACTGCTTGACCGCAAAATATCGCTTAGCGATTTTGTACGTGTTGGCTCTTCCATATTCTATTTAAAATAATGTTGGATGTTGATTCGTTGATTTCTGAGGCATGAACAGCTGATGTTCTACAGGTGCTTCTAAATATCTACTTATTGAATAGACACGCCCATTTTTAAAGTACATTTTTACATCGGATGCATGAAGTAAGTCCTTACCGCTATCCGGGCTACCCTTTGAGCTTCCAAAGTCTACTATGCAGATACACAATAACCGTTTTGCGAAGCGTTTGCGAAGGTCGCGAAGTTGATTAAATGTAAATCCCATATACTTCACCGAGTCGATTATAACAAGGCGGTAGTAGTTCTTTTCAATAGCCGTACACATCTCATCGAAAGTCATTGCATCAGCCACAAAAAGCTTTTGAGCATCAATGTTGAAATTGTTTATTCGGTTCTGAATAGTTTGATTCGCACCCTCTTCGTGCGAATTATAGAGCGACTTTCCAAATGTTTTTGCGAAGTAGTCCGAGAACTGCATAAGGAATACCGATTTACCTGATCCGCTTTCACCATAGCACATCATGGTGAATTTGCGTTCAGGTTTACCCATGAGTTTAGCGTAAAACTCATTAAATTCAAGTACATGAAAGCGTTTATCTTTCATACTCTTTACGCTGTAGATTTTTTTTGCCATTGGTTGGTGGTGTATTTAATTGGTTTGTTTATTCGCAGCCTTCATAATCTTGTTTATCGCACTTACCGAAACGCCATATTTAAGGATTATCTTTTCTTCAATGATTTCGTAGCGTAGACCCGTATCCCAAAGCTTATTAAATTCATTTCGGATATTTTCATCCCTATTTCGTTTTCCCTGTAGTACGCGTTCGTCAATGATTTTAGGCATACGCGTTCAATTTTATTGGTTTATTCTTTCTTCGAGTTTCCTTCAGGGTATTTAGTAACTTTTTCCTTCCACTTATTCACTATCGCTATCTTTTCCTGAAGCTCTTCTTTGGTCATATTCCCAATTTCAATACCCCAATGTTTCAAGCAGTAAACCCTGATATTATTGAAGTCCGGTTGCTTCTTATTGTCGTGATAGCGAAATTCAGGATATTTGCTTTCTGCAAACGCGTACCATAGTCTCCATCTCATGCGAGTCATTGCCTTTTCAAGCAATTCATCTGCTTTGTCGGGTGTTACATTGATTTCTTTCATAGTTTAAATTGAGTCTTTAATTGTTCAACTGCTATATTTACCATTTCAAAAGAGTCCGTCCAAAGAACCATTTCACATTCAACGAGTTGATAATCTTTAAACTTCCGGACTAACCTCCAGTTGGAGAACCAACCGTTTTCAATGTCTGAATTCGGGGCTAAAATCCGTTGTTTGATAGCTATTATACTTTCATTTGGCATGTGAACTGAATTCTTACATGTAATTCCATTCGAGGTTTGTGTTCTGAACACAGCTGTTAGTCTTTTTTTCATATTCGTACTAATTTAGTCCCCTTCAGGGGATATGGGTTATTACAGTACTTCAAACTCTTCAGCAGTAATCTGACTCAAATCAATTCCCATACGTTCAGCACGTTTAATTGCCTTGTCAGCTTCATCGTAATTCCACCAACGTGCAGATGCTAATGCCACTACTTTATTGTTTTTAATTCCTTTCTCTGCACAAAAAGCAGCAATGTCATCGGTGCTTATATTATCAATCCTGAATACCGAAATACGGCGGGCAAATGTGGTGTAGATATTGCTGTTTTCGCGTGTTGGATACCATTTGTAACTATATCCGGTTGCAGTTTCATACGCTTTATACTCCAATCCTGCTATTTTACCAATTCGGGTTATAACCTCAGTAATACCCACAATTGCAATGCTCAATAGGCCTTCGGTAGCAGTTTGAAGATTCTTCATGTCTTTAAAAAATGAGTTCTTGACCACTTCGCTTTCGTCAACGATAAGCATTGGATTGCTGTCTACTCTTTCTTCAATCATTGCTACTATCTTATTCATTAGGTAGGACGTTGAGAAACGGAGACGTTTTTTGTCAAGTTTTACGCCCATTTCTTTGGCTAATTCCATCAGGAAGTTATTCCATGTCATTTCTTTGCGTACAATCTTGATATACCAACAACATTCATTCTCTTCAGCAAATTTTCGGAATACAACCGATTTACCAACGCCCGAATTACCGGCTATCAAGCGCATATCGCTCATTTTCTTGCCGGAAGCAGCAATATTCCACATCTTATTGAATTGGCGCGTAGGGACAAGCGTTTCATCGCCCAGGTAATCCTTCAGACTATCATAGATCACATTCAATAATTTGTCTGAAAACGATTTTTTATCTCTCAATAGTTCGGAAATAGTTCCTTCCGAACGACCTGTTATACGTGCAATTTCAGCAGGTTTCAGGGCTTTCTTTTCCATCAATACTACCAACTTATCGCGTAAGCCGGATTGTTTTAGGCTGATTTCAATTTTGTTACTCATAGGGTTGTTTTTTATAGGGTTATTATCAATTTAATTCTATTCTGTGCTCTTCACCCGTATCCGGATCAACAAGTATTTTGTATCGTGTAGCTTCTTTTGCTTCAATTTCTTCAGTCAACAAAGCTGATTTATCATATCGCCCTTCTACTCGTTTTTCAGTTTCTACACGGGCACGGCGTTTACCGGTTAGCATTTCATTTCCCAAGGCTTCAATACGCTCATAGTCAGGATGGCGTTTAACGCTATTCTTTATGTTTGCATTTATCTCTTTGGCTGTCTCTTCTACTCTGTATTGCAGTGCCATGTAGTTATTTAGTACTGCCTTTTCTTGTTTTGTTTCGGCTATATAGGCTGTATTTGTTTTCAGTCCCCAAATGCCCAGGTATTTATTATCATGGCTGAATACCGGAGCTGGATCACCACCCTTCAGGATGTATATTTTAAGCTTATTGGTAGTATTTGCGTCCATTGGAGTATAAGTGAAAATCTTATCTGCTATGGTACGTTGTTCCGGAGTTTCAATGCTTGGAAAATAAATATAATCACTGCCCTGATGTGAAATTTCTAATCCGGTGATAGTTAGTTTGCGTTCATGTAGCGTTCCACACATTTGGCAAAGCTGAGAATAACTCATTTTAGGTACATAGCTTTCCTTTTCATCCCAAAGCTCGAAAGGAGTTTTATTACACGGTTTACGTTCCAATGTTTCAATTACACGCTCATTCCACGCTTTTATACCTTCAGTTTTTGCCCATTCCATTGCTATGGAAGCACTTCTTGCAACTTGTTTACCCTTTGTTTCTTTACTTTCAGCAGGTTTTGAGTTGATTGATCCGGTTGCAGTTCTATTCATTCCGCTAAATCCCTTCAGGAACTTCGTAATATCATTGTCGAACATATTGAAAAGTGACTCAATAGTTTTACCACGGGCGTTACCGGTTCGCGAAGCGTAAAGTCTAATCTCATTTTGTTCACACCAACGTTCCAATTCTTTGTAACTCGGACCGTGGTCACAGTGTATAATTGCCGGTTTGTAACCGGTTTCAATAATTCCCATCATAATGGCTTCTTTCACCGCGTAGAATGGCTCTTTTACACCAATCAATGTCGATACACCAACCATGCGAAGTGTGGCAACATCAGCCACTTTAATAGCATAAATATGTTGGCGTACTTTGCCTTTAAACTCTACATTTTCATTTTGTGCAGTACCATCTATAACCCATACATGGTTTTTCTTTTCAGGCAGATCACGTGTGGCCGTTGGAACTGTATTCAGGTAATAATCTACACCATCAGTTTTAGCCAGTCGGTTCGGATTTTTAAGTGGAGCAAGAAGTTGGTATAAACGCGCTTCAGTTGGTGGGTTAAAGTTTCCGTTTCCATCCATCCACCATCCGTTTTCATGGCCATATTGCTTCCATTTCTTATACACGTTGGCAATACTCATGTTTACGCCGTTTATATGCCAAAAGGCAGCAATTTTGAATTGTTCATCTGTTACTTTCGATGCATTTTCATTGCTCATCCTCTTTGGTTGAATAATATCTTGAGGGCGTTTACCTTTGCTCATAGCAGAAAGCACTTCATCAAACCATTTATTAAATCGGGTTTCGCTCCGGGGTATTTTCACCTCAAATTCTATCTTTGTGATAGAGGTTAGTAAGTTCATACGGAAGCTTCGCACTAATACTTCGCAACGCTTCACATCCACTTCGCTAGTTTGTATTTTGCTTACAAAATCGAATATCCATTGCACCAATGCACACTGTTTTGCATACCCTTTTACCGAATTAGAGTGTAATCCAAGGTCAAGATAAGAAGCCGTATAAAGCGTGTAATGTGTATTCATATAACTTTCAATCGTTGAGCGTATAAAAGGCTCATTGATATGTAGCGATTCGGCTGTGAACTCTACAGCCATTGGTGCACAATCTTCACCGGCATTAGTAGCCGATAGCAACAATTGAGAGTATTCGTTTTTCAAGTTCGCAAACTTTTCAATAACTTTTGCCTTGGTAACACTTGTCAAGCTATCTACAAATACCCATCTACCATCATCATTCTTTACATCTTCCAAACGGCCTTTGCTCTTTTGGTTTCTATACGAAACTTCCGTATAAATACCTTTCAAAAGCAAATGCTGTTTGGAGATCATCAACCTACCTTGTGCATCTATAAAAAGTTCTTGTTGCATAACTTAGTAATTTATTTTTTGAACCCTACCGCGGACACGAACCGCGGTTAATTCCAAATAGGGCTATTGTTGTTTTGTTACTTTGATATCTGTAAAAGTCATGCTTACACAGTTCCTTTTCAATTCATCCGGAACGATTCCCAGTAGTAACTCATTCAAATTATCATCCGACTCTTCGTTTACTTCATCTATTTCATTGCAATGATCAGCTTCATTGTAAGTAGAAGTACTGAATAGGATACTAAGCACTTCATCATCTTCAATCTCTACCTCTTTCTCAATCCTTACCTCCGTTTCTACCACGGCATTAAATGAAATTTTGTGTCGTTCCATACTGCTAGAAACTTGAAAGGTTTAGTGGTATAGGTTCCCATTTTTTCGACATCTCAGACCGCTTGTAAAACTCCAGTCTCATTTTGCTATCAACTGGACGGTAACTTTCTTTGAATAACCGGATAGCTTCCACCCAACGAGGGTCATTAAATGTCTTTTCTCTAGCATACAGAGCCTGAACACGACCTAATTCCAATTTGCCTTCTTTGTTCTTTTCAATCAGACCCATGATTACTTCAAATAAATCTTTGTCGCGCTTCTTAACCACATCGCCCAAAAAGTCCTTAAGTAATTCTTCAGCTTTCACAGCCCTTTCATCCCAGTCGCATGAAGTTGAATATCGGTAGACAACTTTAAACTTACCATCATCTGTTTTCAAGTGGAATCCACCTTTAGAATTAGCTCTGATAGCTCCATATTCGTTTAGCTTAGTTCTCATTTCTTCCAATGTCTTAGTAGAATTCAGAAAGAATGTTGTCAGAATTGCATTCAGTTGAACCGCTTTGCGAACCAATCGCGAAGTATTAGCTTCCACGTATTTTTCGTAGTCATTGCGTTTTTTGTTCATTTCTTCCACCGAAGTTTTTTTTCTTTCGGCCAAATAAACCTCTAACTCTTCGGTTGTCATCTGATCAACCGTTTTTACTTGATTTGTTTCCATATTATTCCTTGTTTAATTGTTTAGATTCATTTTCTACTTGACAAAATTGAAAGCAAAGTTTATTTGCAATATGATTGAATTCTAAGTAGTCTACATCCTGTTTAGTAAACTTATTATAGATAAATGCAGGAGCTACACATGCCACAGCAAACATAAATTCAGTTATCTGATCATCCTCAATTAATTCTTGGAGATCAATTCCGCAAGCATCATCTTTATCGAATAATTCTTGCAACTTAGCAGCTATTAAAGTTGCATAATAGGGGTACTTTTCGTTTTGTTTACTCATAATTTTGAATTTTATTGATGTATTTTTACTTGATTTCTAAAGAGTAAGCTAGTCAATCGGTCCGACTCAATTTGAGGATACACTATCTCAACCCATTCTCCTTTAGGATGAATGATCACATTCATGTTCAGCATTGAGATAGCTTTGCGAACACGATTAAATGAGTTGATGTGTACAGTGATTGATTTACGTGGAGTTTCGCGTCTATAATCGCGATAAATAGATAGAGTAATAATGGCCATTGCAAAGCTCATAGCGTACAAATGGTATCCATTAAACTTGATAGCAGCAATCAAACTAATAACACTAAATGCAGATGTAATACACATTAGTACTATTGAGCATGTGGGAAAAAAGTGTTTTGTCATACAATTAATTATTTATTGGTTATTGAACTAAATCATAATATTTACTTGCAGCCTCTTCCACTATCGGTTTCAGAGTACGTGTACCATTTAATTGTTGGCGTACAATCGTTTCAGAATACTCTTTATGTCCCCGTTCAACAGCTATTTTATTAGCAATTTGCATTATTCGCAATGTGTCTCCGTGCTGTTTTTTTTGTTGTAATTCTTGCAGATTCATATTTTTATGTACTTTTGTGTTGTAAATCGGTGCAAATATCGAAATAAGTTTCGAATAAAACAAGATAAAGCGAAACTAATTTCGTTTTAAAATCGAAATAAATTGCGAATATGGATGTAGTAACGGATATTTCTCAAAGAATAAGTGACTTAGTGGTACATTTTGCTGAAGGCAAAAACACTAAGTTTGCTGAGCTTGTAGGCACAAGTGAGGCTAATATCCGTAATTACAGGGGTGGTAAGATGCCCAAGTTCGATTTTATCTACAAAGTTTGCGAGAAACTCGAAATAAGTTTCGATTGGTTCATATTAGGAAAAGGAACAATGTTCGACAAGAAGTCAACACATGAAGTAGAAAAGAGTGACATCCTAGTTTTGAATGATAAATCATCAACCTATAAGACTCTCGAAAAACAAGTAATACCCATCTACAACCTCAAAGCAGCCGCCGGACTTGTATCACTATTCCAGTCTCCAAATTCGTTTGTACCGGTTGATTACATATCACTTCCAAACCTAGGAAAGGTTGATGGTGGTCTATATGCAGTTGGAGATAGTATGTATCCGCTTATAAAATCAGGAGACATTGTTGTTTATCGACAAATACACGACATTATAAATAGTATTTTTTGGGGAGAGATGTATTTATTATCCTACGATCTCGAAGGCGAAGAGTATATCGTCATCAAATACATTCAGAAATCAGATATCGACGGTTGCATTAAACTAGTCAGTCAGAACCAACACCACTCACCAAAAGACATTCCTGTAAGCAACGTCAGAGCCCTGGCACAGATCAAGGCTAGTGTTCGCTTCAATACCATACGTCCAAACTCATAATTTATGACTACAGAAGAGTATAATAGCTTAAGTAAAGAAGACAGAAAGAAGGTAAAATTCAAAGAACTACCGAAGTTCAATAAGTTTGCAGTTATATTCTTTTTCATTACGGTTACATTATTACTATCTACATGCGTAGGTACCTGCATAAGTTCGGGTTCAGCAAATACCGGAATAGACTCTGTAAACTTAGAAGTAACTGCAAAATTCAGAGCGGAAAGAGCCGTAAAACTAATTTTAAAAGCGCCTTCCACGGCTGAATTTATAGAAGATACAAAACGTTGTTGGATTATGCCGGATAGTACTATAGTAGTAAAAGGAGCAGTCGACGCTCAGAATTCATTCGGAGTAATGATAAGAAATAACTACTATGTGAAGTTTAAATGGAATATTGACTCAAATAAACAAGAAAATTGGACTCTAGTCGACGTTAAATTAGAATAATTCAATATCTTTGTATCGGTGTATTTAATACGGGTGTGGTTATCCGTAGCCAAAGGCGAAGCGTTAAAGTTTCGCCTTTTGTGTTTTTTAACCTAGTAACCGCGGTTACATTTTACGGTTACAATAATGTAACCACCGCGGTTACATTCTGAATCTATTCGGTTACATAATCGCATAAAAAAAGGACTTACCGAAGTAAATCCTTGTATAATTAAATCCTTTGTGCATTCATTGTATCCCATTGTTCACGGGCACTTCGCGGTTTTCGCGGCTTCTACGCTCATTTTACATGATAATGCAGCCATTGTCATTCATTTTATTTCCACTCGTTTTAGTCTATTTACATTCATCGTTTTGTTTTACTGTCAGTTAGGTGTAACCGTTCGCGTTTGTTTGTTCGCTTTTGGTTCTTTGCCCCTCAGGATCACTCTCAAAGCTAACATTAGTTGAATCCTTGTCTACAATGATATTTTTTCCTTTTGCTACATCCAGAAACTGTAGGTCGTTGGCTATTTGCTGTATAAAAGTAAGGCTTTCTATAGACTGGGAGTGAATCTCCAACTCGTGATTTTCAGCTTGTGCAAGTTGTCTTTGCGCACTTATTTCTT